ATGAAACTGTGACGTCACCTGAGAGCAACTATGGTGGTGATGGATACAGCTCGGCTACCAACGTGGCACAGAACGGCACTGACATGACCATCACAATTTCCAACACTGACACTGCATTGGCCAGTCAATTGACAGGTTTGGCCATATGGCTCACTGAAGGATTGGGAGCTGGACAATACGGATACATTGTGGGATTCAACGCTGGAACCAAAGCCACCAAAGTGGCCAGACCTTCTTTCACCACATTGACAGTCACAGCTGCCACAGCTTCAAATGATAGATTCACCTGTGCTGACAGCAGCACATTGGAAGTCAACATGCCAATCATGTTCAGCGGCACAGCATTTGGTGGAGTGACCACCACTGCTACCAACCCAACCATTTACTATGTGTTGGCCATACCCACTGGCACTACATTCACAATCAGTACCACACCAGGTGGATCTGTGTTCGACATCACAGCAGATGACACAGGCACCATGTATCTACACAAAGCAGGATGGGATCATCTAGTGAACACCACTTGTACTGCAACCACAGTGACCACTGACTTGATCACTTGTGCATCCACTTCAGCAGTGTATGTGGGCGCAGCAGTGCAGTTTGATGGCACCACATTTGGTGGCATCAATCCATACACACAATATTATGTGATAGCTACAGGACATACAGCAACAACATTCAAAGTCAGCACTTCTTTGGGCGGCTCAGCAGTCACACTCAGCACAGCCGCAGGCACCATGAGTGTGAGAGTGGTAGAGCCCATATTGGACGGTACTACCAAATATGAATATGCTCCACGCATTATTGTGAGTGCACCACCGTCAGGTGTCACAACCATTGCTAGAGCAGTGGTGACCACTGAAAAAATATCGTCTATTAGAATTATTGAACCAGGTTCAGGTTATGTGTCTGCTCCCACTGTGACCATTGTGGATCCCAGCAACACTGTGGAAGCACCAGTGCAAGTGTACATTGGCGATGGAGCTTTGGGTCAACCCACATTCACCAACAGAGGATCTGCCTATCTCACAGCAGTTACCACCATCACAGAAACAGGTGTGCAACGCACTGTGTCAGGCATCACCAATGCTAATCCAGGTGTGGTCGCTACCAGTACAGCTCACACATACGTAGATGGTCAAAAAGTAATTTTTGCCAATGTGGCAGGCATGTTCCAGATCAACAGCGGAGTATGGTATTACGTGGATGTATTGACCCCAACCACTTTTGCACTGTATGTGGATCAAGCACTCACTATACCGTTGAATACCACCAGTTTTGGAACCTATGTGGTGTCAGCTGGCACAGTGACAGAATTCGCTGGATTTAGAAACAGTTTACAGAGTGGCAGTTTTATCCAAGTGCAAGGATTGAGTCAAGTGCCTCAGGCAGGTTCCAATGTGGAGTTTGCATCTCTGTCAGGCAATTATTACAAACTGGTCTCTGTGCAGAATCTTTTGGGCACTCAATATCCGTTCACAGCATTGTTGCAGGTGAGTCCAGAAATAGCAGTGGGAGAAGCACCCGCACATGGTGATGCAGTCACAATAAAAATTAGATATTCACAGATAAGATTGACTGGTCATGACTTCTTAGACATAGGCACAGGCAATTTCACCAACACCAACTATCCAGGCATACCTTTGATTCCAGCAGATTCCGACAATGAAACTGTGGAAGGTGGTGGAGGTAGAGTATTCTTTACCAGCACGGATCAAGATGGTAACTTCCGAGTGGGAGATCTTTTCTCAGTGGAACAGAGCACGGGTATTGCCACATTGAATGCAGATGCGTTCAACATATCAGGATTACAAGAACTTCAGTTGGGTGAATTAGTATTGGGAGGCACCAGTGCTTCCATCAATGAATTCTCCACAGATGGTACAATGGCAGCCAACAGTGACCAAATTGTGCCCACTCAGAGAGCGATTAGAACATATATATCTAGTCAGATCGGCGGTGGAGCCAGCAGTTTGAACGTGAACCAGATCACTGCAGGTTTAATCACGATATACAGTAATATCATTGAGACCACCACTGGAGTGACAATAAACTTTGATTCTCCTGTGAATTTCACAGCAGGAATAAAAGGAACACCCGTAGCATTGGGCTTGTTCCTACAAGGATAACAAGAGTACAACAAAAGGAGAACAGTAAATGGCAACAGGAAGATTGGGAGCATCGGATTTGACCGCTGCTACTTTGACAACAGTGTACACCTGTCCAGCTGATACGTTTGCAGTGGTTGCTGTGAACTTCCTTAATCGGGGCAATCAGGCTCAAACTTTTAGATTGGCTGTGGCTACCACAGGCACTCCAACTGCGGGTGAGTACATTGAATACGATGTGGAAGTACTGTCCAAAGGAGTGCTGGAAAGAACCGGCTTAGTTTTGGCAGCATCACAAAGATTAGTGGCATACGCATCAGGGGGCAACGCTAGTGCGGTTGTTTATGGCATTGAAACATCAACGCTGTAATAATACCAACATTAGCATAAATACAAGCAAACATAAGGACTAAAACATGGGAAGATACATATCAACAACCGGAACCGCTGGCATAGTGATCAGAAACGTTACGACCACGTATCAAGCAGTTGTGAATGATAGAATTTTGGCAGACTCCTCTGGAGGAGCCTTCACTATCACTTTACCACTCAGCACCAGTTTGTTGGACAATGACACCATTCAAATCATAGATGTTGGCAATAGCTCAGCTACCAACAACATCACAGTGGCTAGAAATGGTGCATTGATCAACGGAGCAGCTGACAATTTAACCATTGACTTGAACCAAGCAATCGTAACTTTGATCTACACAGGCGCGGGCACTGGTTGGATCGTTGGCGCAGTGTAATTGAACGCAATTCACACAGCTCAATTGATCAAAAAGGATTTGAAAGTATGGCAAGTTTAAAAACACTTACGGCGACAAAGAAATCTGACTTTCCACAGGTCACAGAGACCAACATTGAGTCGGGCCAGATCTACATGTACAACACCAGTCCCAACTTTAGCCCCTATCACTTTGGAATCTGTTTCAAACCTTGTGCATCCGGCACAGCCATTGTGGAGATATGGGGAGCAGGTGGATCAAGTGCTCATATGTGTTGCTGCGGATTTGGCATGCCAGCCAATCCAGGAGCCTATTCCAAAAGAAATATCACACTGAGCTGCTGTGGATACATCTGTGGTCAGGTGGGGCAGAGCTGTCGTAATGCTAACGATTTGTGTTTCAGAGGCTGTGGTGATGCCACAGGCATTACCTATTATCCCGTTGGCACTGCAACAGGACAAGGTTGTATGTGTGCAGAAGGTGGCCGAGGCGGAGTTTCAATCTGTTCCACAGGCACCAATGCCTACTGTTGTTTTGCAGCAAATGGATTCCGTCACACTTTGGGTGTGAACGGTGATTGCGGAATTATTTGTAACAGATGTTGTTCTGGTGGATGGTGTGCGCAGGCCTACGGCGGCACAATCAATTGCGCGGGTGGATTCAGCTGTGTGAGTTTTTTAGGAGCTTCAGGATCATCATGTCCGTGTGCCACACACTGGCACATGCAAGGTCCAGCAGGATACTTTGCCAAATGCGGAGTGGTGGTCAGCTTCAACAATGACGATGGCAATGGTTTTGCCAACTGGTCAGGTCAGGGTCGTGGTCAATATTTTCAAGCATTGTCGGGTGCAGCTAGAAATCCACAGTACGGAGCACCTTTTTCGGCCTGCTGGAACGGTTCTCTCAACTGCGGTTGTTATGAGAACGAAGGTTGTACCACTCTTTTACCACCAGGATTCCCAGCATCAGGACCACATCCATGTCCAGGTGTGAGAGATCACGCCATGAGCGGCGGTGGTGGAGCAATCAGAATCAAATGGATACAGGATTAAATTATGGCCACACTTAGATCATTGATAGAAACCAAATTGGCATTTCAACTGCAAGGTTTAGAATCAAACCTTGAAGAAGGTAGAATATGGGCCTACACTCCAGGCACAGCACAAGGAACTAATTTCTGTTGTGGCGTGTGTTGGAGATCACCAGGCACAGGCACAGCAGTGATTGAGATCTGGGGAGCAGGTGGATCCGGCGCAGAAATGTGCTGTTGCGGATATGGTTTGCCAGGCAATCCAGGTGCTTACTCCAGCAGAACAGTTTCGGTCACTGTGGGCTGCTGCATCAGAGGCAACGTGGGATTGAGCTGCGGCAACACAGAAGATTTATGTTACAGAGGCAGATCTGAAAGCACAGGAGTGTGCTGGGAAGGCAATGGCACCACAGGATGTATGTGTGCAGAAGGTGGTCAAGGTGGATTCAGTTATTGTTCTACCACTCCATCTGCTTATTGTTGTTTCACGGCAGGTGGTTTTTGCAGCACCAAGTGTGCTGGCGACAACTGCGGCATTGTGTGCAACTACAGAGGAGCAGGCTGTGCCATTCACCAAGCACAGGCTTATGGCGGAACCTGCAACATGGCTGGTGGATTCAGTTGTGTGAGTTACTTTGGATGTTTGCCAACATGTCCTTGTGCATTCTGGTATCACTTGAGAACTCCACCCAAACAATTTGCTGATTGCGGAGCATGGATCACTTATACCAACGATGTGGACAATGGAGCCTACAACTGGAGCGGTGGATCCATTTATGGATTTTTACACACTTTGGGATTGGCCGGAAGAAATCCCACAGGTGGCGGAAATTATTCGTCATGTTGGACAGGTTTTAGATACTGCGGATGTTATCAGGCCAATGGTTGTATACCATACTCTCCGCCAGGAAATCCTGGGTCAGGACCGCATCCATGTCCAGATGTGAGAGATCATGCCTACCGAGGTGGTCACGGAATGATCAGGATTAAATACACAGGAACAGGAATATTGGGGTTAAACTAATGCCAGGATTAAAAAGCATATTATCAAGCAGAGTGCAGTACGAAGTCATAGAGACCAATCTGGAAACAGGTGTGATCTACGCCTTTTCACCCGGCACATTCTACACCAACTACTGCAATGGATTGTGTTGGAAGCCACCAGCAGCTGGCTGTGTGATTGTGGAAGTATGGGGAGCTGGCGGATCTGGTTCTCGTATGTGTTGCTGCGGTTCAGGAGTGCCAGGCAATGCAGGTGGATATTCTAGAAAATCTTTTGAAGTGACCACTGCCAACTTTGTGTGTGGCTGTGTGGGCTTTCCTCGTTACGCACACGACTTGTGTTTTTCAGGTTGCGGCGACCCCACCACAGTGTGTTGGACCAGTACCACTACCAACGGTTGTTTGTGTGCTAGAGGTGGCCGAGGTGGAACCAGTTTTTGCAGCACCAACACCAGCATGTGGTGTTGTTTTTATGCCAATGGATTTTGTGGATTTGGACCCATCAACGACAACTGCGGTATTATCTGTAATCATTGCTCAGGAGGCTGGGAAGCACTGGCCTACGGTGGTGACATCAACTGCTGCGGTATCATTGGCTGTTCAGCTTTCTTAGGATGTCATCCAACATGTCCATGTCAATTTTATCATTATGCTCCATTGCCTTCTTACATGTTTGCGGAAAAAGGAGCTAGAGTGGCTGTGAATACCACAGACGGCAACAGGCACACAGACGGTATGGCTGGATCACAATTGATGCCATATTTTGCAGCATTGGCAGGCATGACCAAATCTCCTCAGAGAGGAGCTCCCAACAGTCATTGCTGGAGATCAGACAGATCTTGCGGATGTTACGAGATGCAAGGTTGTTCAGCTTACTTGCCCATTGGAGCAGGCGGACTGCCTCCACAAGCATGCCCAGGTGTGAGAGATCACGGTATCAGAGGCGGCTGGGGTGGCATTCGTATCAGATTTATTGAGTCTTAATAGGATATGTTGATAAATACACTAAATAAAGCAGAGGAACACAAGATATGATCACAAAAAATTTTCAAATACCTTTAACAGATGAGCCTTATCTAAGCACCACCACACAGAACAAAACATACGCAGCCACCTACAATGGACCAAAATACATCAGACTGCAATACGATGCAGTAACCAAATATGTGGAAAAATATGTGTTTGTTTCAGACACCATGGAAGAAATGAACAGCTTTAATTCATATGTGCAAGAACCAGGCAAAGCCTACACAGTGTTGGATGCCACAGTGAACACATTTGAAGCAGCCTATGTGACCAACATGTATGACACAGGTGCTGTGGACCCATTCACTTGCAATTTAGGCACTGTGGATGGTGCAGGTGAACCAGAAACTTGGGAATATGTTTGGGATCAAAACACCGGCATGATTGCACAACAGTATTATGGTTTAGATTTAAAATTTGAAAATGGTGCATACGTGAGACCAAGATTTAGAGTGCATGCTCTCAGCAGACAGAGTTTTTTAGACAGCATGGTAACGCAGGCAGCCAACATTGGCAGAGCTTTGGAAACCAATGAAAATTTAACTGACGCTAACAGAGTCAAATTAGAAACCTATAAAACTTGGCTGGAAAACATACCAACCAAATACGCTAATGTGAGTCATTGGAAAATTCCATTCAAACACGAAGTACCACAATACTAGTCAAGAATAATTCAAACAAAACATTCAGCTGATATATAATACTGTCCAAGACAGCATTTATATGAACAGATCCAAAGCATTTTTTCTCAATGGTGGCATAGGTAGAATCTTATGTGCCATTCCTGCACTGGAAAAATATGCAGAAGAATCAGGAGACAAAGATTTTTTAGTGATCTGTGAAGGAGCAGTGGACATACTCAAAGGGCATCCTCTGTTGGATCAAAAAACCTACGACATTTTTCATAAAAATTTATTTCATTCCAAACTGCAGAGTAGAGATGTAATGAGTTTGGAACCTTATAGAGTTTGGGAATACTACAATCAGAAGTGTAATCTTTCACAAGCATTTGATATATTGATCAACAACAAAGGAGTAAGAACTCTACCCAAACCCACTGTGATGCTGAGCAAAGAAGAAATCATACAAGGCAAAAAATTGATCGATGAAATAAAAAATAAAATAAAAAAAGAAAAAACAATTATATTTCAACCATTTGGCAGAGGCATAGAACACATAGACAACACTTTGATCGACAAAACCAGTCGCAGCATAGAATATAAAAATGTTAAAAGTCTCATTAGAAAATTGCAAAAAGAAAACTTTGCAGTGATACTGATGTCAGAATTTGGATTGGATCTCAAAGATCAGAAATACACAGACGAAGTGGCTTTTCCTGAAGGATTAAATCTGCGACAATGGGCCTCAGTGATCAAACATGCTGATCATTTCTTTGGTTGTGACAGTGTGGGACAACATCTATCCTACACAGTAGGCACGCCTACAACGGTGGTATTGGGCCCAACATACCCCATTAATACCAGCTATCCTGAATGTGAATATTTCAACATCATGGACCTTGGAGAAATTGATAGAGAATACGATCCCATAAGAATCACTATGGATGAAAGAATCAATAGAAAAAATGAGTTGCTTATGAATATGAATGAACAGATTGAAGAATTTGTTATTAATGGTATCATGGGCAGAAATACAGATGACTAAAAAACTTTCAGGATATATTGCTGCTATTGCCAGAGGACACAACGCAGGAGTTTGTTTATTGAAAAATGGAAAGATAGTTTTTTCCATTGAAGAAGAAAGATTAAGTAGACAAAAATATGATGGAGGTCCTTTTGCTTCCATGGTTGAAATACTCAAACACACTGATAAAATAGATTATCTAGTGGTTGCACACACACAAAAACTCAAAGACACTGCAGGCAAAGTGGATTTTTCAGGTGATGATGTTTATACAGGATTGGCAAGAAAATTAGGACTGATTGATAGACAGGCTGACTCACACAATCATCCACAAGTGATTGATCTCAGTCACATACATCACAAATTACATGCAGCTTGTGCCTTCTATCGTAGCGGTTTTGACAGTGCCGTGAGTGTGATAGTGGATGGAGCTGGCACTTTCATAGGAATCAACAATAACATACAAGGTCCTACCACAGTGTGGGAAGTGGAATCCATCATAGATTGTGCTTACCCTGCAGAGTTTAAATCTTTATACAAACATTATGGCACTAGAGATCCAGTATTGGGTGCAGTGATGAAAAATTTTCCTTCTGAGATTACAGATGAGCCTGGCAAGACTCATGAGGCTGTGTTCAGTGACAGAGCTGGCATTGTAAAAGTTTATGAAGCAGTGACTCAATACTGTGGATTTATGCCCATTGAAGCTGGCAAGACCATGGGGTTATTTCCTTATGGCACACCCAATGATAAAATTCCCAAACTATTCGAAACCAACAGTGTAATATCATTATCAAATAGAAATTTAATTTTGCCCACATATCCAAATGCAGCTCTAGTGAACGGACAATTGTTTGAAGGCTTGCAGGATCCTGATGGTAGCTCATACGATGATGTGACCAAATTACAGAGTCGCAGAGACATGGCATACGCCTGTCAGATGGAAACTCAGGCCGAAGTGCTGAAATTAATATACAAAGCAGTGCAAATGACTCAAAAGAAAAAAGTGGTACTGTCAGGAGGATATGGTTTAAATTGTGTGGCCAATTATTCATATCTAGAATATCTGCGCAAAGACGGAATAGAATTGTATGTGGAACCAGTCAGCAATGACGCAGGCACTGCCATGGGCGCTGCTCTGTTATTTTATCATCAAATATTCTCACACAAAACTCCATTGAACAGTCACACTCTATATTTAGGACCAGAAAGAAAATACAGCATTACAGACATAGAACAATTGTGTGACGGAGCAAAAACCATACTGAAAGATTCCAATGATAATGAGATAACTGAATTGTTGACCAAAAAAAACATCGTGGCTGTGTTTCAAGGAAAATCTGAAAATGGACCAAGAGCTTTGGGAAATAGATCACTGTTGTTTGATCCAACTTTTAAAGATGGCAAAGATTTCGTTAATCTAGTTAAAAAGAGAGAATATTTCAGACCTTTTGCTGGAACCATATTGAAAGAACATGTGCATGATTGGTTTGATTTGCGAGGCATGGACGAATCTCCATACATGATGTATGCTGTGAACTGTAAGGATGGTGTGCATGAAAAAATTCCTGCCATAATTCATGTGGATGGCACTTGTAGAATACAAACAGTTACCAAAGAACAGAATCAAAATTATTACAATTTAATCAAAACTTTCTATGAAAAAACTGGTATTCCAATAATTTTTAATACCTCGTTTAATTTGGGTGGAGAACCATTGGTAGAAACATTGGAAGACGCTGTGCGTACTCTTCAAAATTCTAAAATAGAATATCTTTATCTACCTGAATATAAAAAATTAATACACGTACCTAATTAATATGAATAAAGCATTCTTCATCAATGGTGGTGCAGGTAGAACACTGTGTTCTGTGCCAGCATTGGAAAATTACGCCAATGATAACCCCCATGATGATTTTATCATTGTGTGTGAAGGAGGCACTGATTTTTACAAAGGTCATCCAAAGTTACATTTTAGAGCTTATGATGTATGGCACAAAAATTTATTCAATGAATATCTCAAAGATAGACAACTGATCACTCCTGAACCTTATAGAGTTTGGGAATACTACAATCAACAATGCAACATTGCTCAAGCCTATGATATAGAAATCAACGGCCAAGGATTGCGAACATTCAACAAGCCTAAAATTTATCTGTCCAAAGAAGAACTGATTATGGCTAGACAGATGATCAAAGAAATAAAGGATACCACTAAAAAAGAAAAAATAGTAGTGTTTCAACCTTTTGGTAGAGTGTCTAAAAAAGACAATGATAGTTTTATAGATGTGAGTGGTAGAAGTTTTGAATTAGAAAATATAGTGAGTATCATAAGACAATTGGGCAAACAACATGCAGTGATGTTGATGTCAGAATTTCCCATTGATTTAAACAAATATCAAATAAACTTTCCTGTGGCTGTGCCTCAGAATATACATGTGAGAATTTGGAGCGCAGTGATTAAAATGTGCGATCATTTTTTAGGCTGCGACAGTCTAGGACAACATCTAGCCAATGCATTTGATAAAACTGCCACAGTGGTTTTTGGGTCCACTTTTCCACAAAATGTTTCATATCCAGACAACAATAAATTTGATATCATTGACATGAATAAAGACAGCAGAATTTACAGTCCCATACGTATCACCATGGACGAATATGCTGACAGAGCCAACGAAGATGCCATGCAAATGGACACAGAGATAGAGAATAGAATTGTGCAATCAGTGAACAGCATGATCAAACACGGCTATAAAAAGAATAAAAAATAAAGAGATTAACACGTGAATACACATTAAATAATAAAAGGTGATGGAAAAAACAATTAAAAATAATAAATTGATTTTAGACAATGTAATATCTCATGCTGAAAGTGAGAAAATAAAATCACAAATATTTGGCGTGTTTTTCAGTTGGTATTATAAGGATTACGTGGTAGCTGATGAAGATGCAACTGAAAATACGCAAGATTATCAATTCCAATTTACTCATTCCTTCCAAGAAAACGGCAATATAGTAACACCAATGGAAAATTGGGAAATGTTGTTTCCTATCTATTATGTGATTCAACCTATGAATTTTATAAGGGTAAAAGCAAATCTTATTCCTAGAGCAGAAAAAATTGTGCCACATGGACTGCACATTGACACATTCGCACCATACAGTGTAACCGGAATTTATTATGTCAATGACAACAATGGTTGCACTCAGTTTGAAGATGGTGACAAAATAGAAAGCAAACAAAATAGAATAGTTTTGTTTCCCAGCAATTTAAAACACACAGGAACCACCTGTACTGATGCAAAAGTAAGAGTGGCTATAAACATAAATTTTATACCTTATGTCAATGAAGATTCTATGTATAAAGAAATTTTTAGTGCCACACAATGGCAAGACATTGCAAAGTGGTGTGCCAAATGACACTTAAAAAATAACCCAATTCACAGGTAAATATACACATGTTCAATGTAAACAACTTGTTTGGTAAGGGTGTAAAAAACACACTGCTGTTGAAAAATGGTTTGAATTTTTCAGTGGGAGGACCTTTCACCACTGTGCAAACAGACACACTCATAGACAGATGGCAATTTACATCTGTGTCAGCTGCTGAATACACCATAATGATAGACTATGATACCAACAACAAAGAAATCATTAGATGTTTGCTGGTGGGTGGGCCAAACACTGCCACAGTGACCATATATGGTCGTGGAAATCTTGGCAATGAACTGATCACTCTCACAGCCACAGTGAATGACTCATATGTGGAACTGAGAGCCACTGCAGCACAAGGCGCTGACAGCACCATATACTATGGTTCCAAATGCATATTTCAAGCCACGTATTTTGAAACTTTGAATCCTATCACACGCTGAAATACCAGCTGGCCTTAGATAAATACACTAAAAATTAGACATTTATGCCAGTAGTCAATAATCCATTTAAATCATTGAATGGCTTTCAAAGCCCTTCATTCAGCGTGAATACTGCAGGAAATCTAATAGCCAACAACGTCACAGTCAACAATGTCACTGCCAATGATATCACTGCTGCAGGCATCAGCACACTGACAGATTTATTGGTCACTGACTCCACTGAATTGCAAGGCACTTTTGCATTGGATGGTGCTGCAGTGTTCAATGACACAGTGAACATCACTGACACCAGTGCTGCTGATTCATTGATTTCTGCTGCTTTAGTTGTGTCAGGAGGAGTGGCCATTCAAAACAATTTACGAGTAAACAACGACAGCATATTCAACAGCAATGTCAACATAGGTCAAAATTTATTAGTACAGAACAATATTCAAACCAACAACTCGTTGATCACCAACAGTATCACCAGTGTGGATGATGGCAGTACTCTCAGCGATCTCTTCATTGAACCTTTGGGTGATGTGATTTTTAAAACTGGCAGTCAAAGTGTGGAAGTGGGCAGAATTGATGCAACTGGTTCCAATTTGCCTGTGAAAAATACCATCATCAACAATACCTCTATAGGATTAACTGTGGCCAGCACTGCTGCGTTCGTCAGCGGCACTGTGGTGAATACCCCCACTGCAGCAGCCAATATCACTAGAAAAGATTATGTGGATCGCACTGCATTGGCTTATGCTGTGGCTTTTGGAGCATAGGTAAATACAATGTCTAAACTTAACTCAGTGAAAAATGGCTAAAAAACAGTTAAAAAATTTTATATTTGAGCCAGGCATCGGCAAAGATGATGGGCTATATCCCAATGCTGCCACACTGGTATTGGCCAACAAAGCATTTTTACAACAGCAGGTTGTAGCGTTCATCAACTACAACATCGCCAACAGCATAGCACCCTATGTGGGCTACACCTATGCTTCACAAAAATGTATCAGAGACGTGGGATTTTTCATAGACGCTGTCACACACGATTTGCGATATGGTGGCAACGTCAAATCAAGACAGGTGGCAGATTATTTTTGGATAGATGGAGAACCCCAGATCCGAGGTGATGTCTCACCCGAAACCACTGGTCAGGCCTATCTGCGTGATATTATCAATCAATACATACTGACCAAAACACCAGTGAGTCCCGCCTACGGCAACGTCACACCTCAAGTGTTCACAGCAGGCATCAGTACAGAAAGTGATGCACCCACTGCCAACACTACCTTGTGGAATATTTTCAGCACAGTGATTACCAATGGTCCCAGTGCAATGCCAGCCAAAGTTCCTGGAGTGTCTTCCATAAGATTGATGGGACAGATTGATCCATCTTCTGTACTATTGATTACAGATGTGGATTCAGGCAATGTGCTCTACAGTTTTGCTGATCCAGCCAATTCAATTTCAGTATCTTACAAACAAGGACGCAGCAGCGGCGACGGCAATTTATTAAGTGATTTGGATTTTCCCACTTGGTGGCAAACCAGTGATTCTATCACCACCATAGATTTGAGCGCAGACACCAGCACACTCACTGCCACTGCCAACTTGCAAATTTTTGTGGAAGAAGCCAGCCAACAAATTAGACCTTGGGAGTTTGGCACTGACGCTATTGAAAGAATGAGAGTGGCAGCACCACAGGCCATGTTGGATGCTGACTTTGAATATGGATTACAGCCCACCAAATGGCAGGCTTTGGGCACTTTAAGAATGTATCCTTCCACTTATGAAATACCCGGCAGTGATTTGACTGTTTTGAGCTGCACCACTGATGCATCAGTGAACACAGGATTTTTCGGCAGTTCATTGATCACAGTGACCACTTCAGGAGTGCATGGATTTGTTTTGGGTCAACCAATCTCTGTGAAAGGATTGAACAACACAGTGAGTGGATTCGCCAGAGCAGAAGGATCTTTCTTGATTTACAGTGTGCCCAGTTCAGTGAGTTTCACGTATTATGCCAGTGCCAAAGTGGGCACCACCAATGAAGAAAGTTTATTGACATCTTTTATTCAAATACGTCAAGCACAATTTTTCACAGGTGCTTCCATAGGTCAACCCAGTTTCTCAGTGTTCACCAACGGTACCACACTCAGCGTGGTCACTGCATTGGCAGCCACCACAGGAGCCACTTCATTTGTTTATATAGGATCAGCCCCCACAGTGGGTTCACCTGTGACAGGTCCAGTAGAAATACCTGTGGGCACCAGTGTGTCAGGCACAGTGGGCGCGGCTTCTGTGACCACCAGTGTGTTGTTAAACACTCTAGTCACTGATACTCAAATAAGTTTGACCGATTTGACTGGCATACAAACAGGCATGGCTTTGGATGTGGGAGGCACTGCTGCCACCATCAACACCATAGTGGGCAATCAATTATCTTTGAGCAATCAATTGGGCACTGCTTACAAAGGCAGCAATCATACCAACAACGCTGTGTCAGGCACACTGGTAGCACCAGCAGGAGTGGGAGCTCAGTTTGATGTGAGCCGCAGTGCTGGAGTGTATACCTTAGTGCAGACGCCTGGAGCATCACCCACACCTTACAATTATCAAAAAGGTGACAGATTAAAAATATTAGGCACTGCTTTGGGCGGCACCACTCCAACCAACGATGTGAACATATTGGTCACAGCAGCGGGCACTGGTGGGGACATTGACTCATTCACATACACAGGCACTTCCATATTGGGAGGTGCTACTTACACCAACGTGGGACACACCAGTTACACCGGCAGCACAGGCAGTGGATTTCAAATCAATGTCACAAGAACAGGTGGCACAGGCACATATTCCATCAGTTTGATAGTAGCAGGCACTGGTTACCTTGTGACTGAACAGGTCACATTTGCAGGTACTCTTTTTGGTGGTGCCACACCAGCCAATGACATCGTGTTGGAAATAGACTCAGTGGCTCCTGGAGGAGATGTAATAACCTTTAGTGTGGTGGGCTCACCAGTGGGAGATTCGGGTGACCAAACCTACAACGGTACATCAGCTGCCAACGTGGCACATTTGGGCAGTGGAGCAGAATTCAATATCACCAGAACCACAGGCACATATTCAGCCACCATCAACCAAGCAGGCACATTGTATGAAGAAGGCAACACAATCACTGTGTTGGGTACCACTTTAGATGGTGCGACCACTGCCAACGATGCCACCATCACAGTGACTGGTATCACAGGTGGAGGTTTGATAGACACTATCTCTATCAGCGGCGTAGGTTATGCAGGAGATTCCATCACTGTTTATCCCACCATGGCCATCAGTGAACCCATCACAGGCAACATAGCTGCTGGCACTGCATTAAACGTGGGAGCCATTGCCACTTTCCAAGTGGACTTTCAAGCTCCGCATGGATTGACTCCAGGCACCACTATATTGAGTGAGGTCACTTCACAACCTGCACCAGATCTTGCATCCACTGCTAGAACTTTTTCTGTGGGCAGCGGCACATGGTCAGTGGCTGGTTTTGGAGGTGTATTTGTGGCTGTGCGAGCAGGATCCAATGCCACCCAGCGTTCAACCAATGGACAGACTTGGGCAGCAGGTGGAGCATTGCCTTCATCAGTCACATGGAGTTCAGTGGCAGCTGGTCAAGTGGGTGGCACAACATATTTTGTGGCCATTGCCAGTGGCAGCACTGATGTTGCTTGGTCAGTGAACAGTGGAGTCAGCTGGAGCATTGCCAGCACATTAATGCCCAGCAGCGCCAGTTGGAGCAAGGTTGCCTATGGAGACGGAAGATTTGTGGCTGTGTCCACTGGAGGCACTGCAGCTGCCTACAGTACCGATGGCGGAGTTAACTGGGTATCCAGCACTTTAGCCAGCAGCGGCAACTGGACAAGCGTAGCTTCAGGATTAATAGGAACTTCCACATATTTCGTAGCAGTGGCTTCAGGTGGCACTGCTGCTAATTATTCACCCGATTATGGAGCCAGCTGGCTTGCCACAGGAGCACTGCCAGCCAGTGCCAACTGGAGTGCAATCAGCTACGGCAACAACAGATTTGTGGCCATCAGCTCCGGCAGTACCAATGCGGCATTTTCCACCAACGGAACCACTTGGACGCTGAGCACATTACCCAGCAGTACCACATGGAACGAGATAATTTATGGTGATGATGTATTTTTAATAACTGCCACGGGTACTGATAATGCACTGACATCATTCACTGGTGAAACAGGTTCATTCACTGCAAGAACTTTAGCCACATCATCCACTTGGGATTCATTGGCCTACAGCTATTACACAGGTCAAGGTTTTGGAAGATTTGTATTAACAAATCAAAGCACCACTGCTTTGGAAATCAATTTAACTTCAGCCAATCATCAATTGGGCACAGGTCCACATGTGGTATCTGCAGTGCCCAGTCGTTCTTCCATTAGATTTGTGGCTAGAACCACAGGCATTGTGAACACCACCAACAGTTCAGTCACAGGAGTGTTGTATGCCAGACCAGACAGTTTCTTTGTGCATAGACCATTTGATGGGGGAGTACAATTGGGCACAGGCAATCCCAGTCATGGTGCGCAAGCCATACGTCAGAGCAAAAAATATATCAGATATCAATCAGGCAAAGGCATCATGTACACCACTGGAGGTTTATTTGCACCCAGTTACAACTTGTCAGGAGCCACAGCTAATGGTACCGCTATAAACAGTCTAATAACTTTTGTGGCAGATGACACAGACCACGGAGTACAAGCAGGTTGTGTGATAGAAACCATAGGCTTTGTGAGTTTTGAATACAACGGTGAATTCACAGTGGAAAGCGTGATAGATGCACGCAGATTCACTGCCAGATCAGCAGTGGTACTCAGCACCACCACAGCACAGTTGGGCACTGATTGCAAAATGATTTTGAAACGTTGGCATGGCAGCGCTGTGCGCATTGGTGCTTTTGATGAACAGAATGGAATATTTTATCAGTACGACGGCAATGAAATGGCAGTGGTACGCAGAAGCAGCACCAATCAATTGACTGGTACAGTGGCCTGCAACGTGGACAGCAATGCCGTGCAAGGCACAGGCACAAGATTCCAAGATCAGTTAAAAGAAGGAGATAAAATTGTGATCAGAGGTATGAGTCATTTGGTTACTCAAATCACATCTCAAAGTCAAATGTTTGTGACTCCAGACTGGCGAGGCGCCAACAACGTCACCGGAGCTAGAGTGTGTATCACCGAAGAATTATATGTGCCGCAGAGTCAATGGAACTTGGACAAATTGGATGGCACAGGACCCAGTGGATATGACATATTGCCATGGCGTATGCAGATGTTGGGCATACAGTATTCATGGTATGCAGCAGGATTTATTGAGTGGATGTTGCGAGGCGCTGATGGTAAATTTGTGTTCTTGCATAAGTTAAGAAATTCCAACACCAACACTGAAGCTTATATGCGTACTGCCAACCTTCCTGTGAGATATGAAGTGGAAAATCGCACAGCAGTGAACAAATTATACGCAAGTATCAATGATTCAGAGACTACAGTGCAATTGTATGACACAAGCAAATTTCCTACAAACGGTGTGATATATATCGACAATGAAATGATATCCTACAATGGAAAATCAGGCAGATCTTTAATAAATTGCACCAGAGCAGCCACATTCAGTTCATTCACAGCAGGTATCAACAGATTATTCACAGCTGGTGCGGCAGCATCACACACAGCAGGAGTGGGAGTCACACTGATCAGTTGCACAGCCACTCCTACCATCAGTCACTGGGGATCAGCACTATTAACAGACGGTATGTTTGATGAAGACCGAGGATACATTTTCAACTATGCTGCTACAGGATTGAGCGTGAGCACTGCCAAACAGACTGCTTTCATGATCAGATTGGCTCCTTCAGTTTCCAATGCATTGGTGGGCGATTTGGGAGAAAGAGATCTGTTAAACAGAGCACAATTATTATTAAACGAAGTGGCCGTGACCACAGACACCAGCACAGGCACCGTGGTTGTGGAAGGAGTATTGAATCCAAGAAATTATCCAGCCAATCCTGCCAACATTACCTGGACTGGTTTGGCCAGCACAGCAGCAGGAGGTCAACCCAGTTTTGCACAGATAGCATTGGGAGGATCCATCAACTGGGGAGGTGTACCACTGACGACCACCACAGCCACCATTCAAGGTGCATTGACCACCACAATCACTGCCAGAGGATTCACCACAGTCACACAGAATTTAACAGCCATTGCCAACTCAGGATTTAGAACAAGAGCATTTCAAACCACCGACAATGATTTCTACATCACTAATGTGGCCTATGATGCACTAACCAGCACTCCTTTGAGAGTGGGAGATAGAATAGTGGTGGGCACTTATGTGACCACGGGTCAAACCATATCCACCATCACTCGCGCTTATTTGGGATCTGTTTACACTAGAATTGTGATGAGTTCAGTGGCCAATGCCACCAGCCCTGTAAGTACCAACATCACTACACCAGTGCAGAACAGTATCTCTTTGAACTATGCCAGGGCCTATGTGAACGGCAGAACAGACTTTTTAATCCTTGACACAGACACCACCACATCCAATGTTACGTTGGGTGATGTGTTGAATGCGAGCACCTACGTGATCAGCGGTCAGACCGTGGCTGGCATAACCTCTACCTATGCTCGTGTCAATGGTGTGAATTACACCAGAATAGTGATGAGTTCAGCTGCCAATGCCACACAGGCAGTGAATACCAATACCAGCACCACTGTGACTGCATCAGGCACTGGTGCTACATATGCAGGTAACTTTATATTTTTCACACAGGCCTCTTGGAACAACTCAGGTGCTGCCAATGGTACCAGGGTGGCCACTTCATTCACTCAATTTCCAGCCAACACATCTGTGAGTGCTGTGAGCAACAGAAGATTGGGCACTACCACTGTGATCAGAGCCACATTCACACAGACACTGACCACCTCTGTATCAGCAGCTGGCACAGTGACATTCCAATTTGGTGACCCTCAATTCGCGCTGCCAGGCGAACAGGTATTTTCATTCTTGGTACAACCAGGTGCATTGAATGCATTGAGCTTGTCTGAATTAAAAGAATTGACCACCACTGCCATAGGTGGCAGGGGCACATTCCCTAATGGTCCTGACGTGCTGGCTATCAATATCTACAAGATATCAGGTGCAGCAGTAAGTGGGTCTGTTATTTTACGTTGGGGTGAAGCTCAGGCGTAACAATTTTTTGACTGTCTCCTGGCACTATTCTGTAATTGTCTTCCACGCTGTCCGCAGTGGAAACTTCTGTGATTGAACTGTTGTCCTGCACTGCTTCCAATTGATGAGGTTGCAAAGGAGGATTTCTCCAAGTGTGTCCTTCCAGCAGTTCTTTCTGATAAATTTTTCCATCTTTGGTGTCTATCCAACGCACCAAAAATTTTCCTGAATTCACAAACCAAGTTTCATCTTTGATTTTGTGAAAATGCAATGAACATTTGTTGCCTGCTTTGGTGAACACCAGTATTTTTCCACAGTATTGATCATTGGTGGCCCATATCAATTCATAGCCCCACCCCTTGTCCACTTTGCCTTCAGGTCTAGTTACAGTCATGTTCAATATATTCTTTTATGGTTTTGAATTGGATGTTCACATGAGTATTTAAAAGACTATTGTCTGCACAGGTATAAGTTTGATATTGGTGAGTCAACATGTTAGGCATGGGCACAGTGACAATTTTGGCTTGATATTTTTGAGAAATAATTTGGGCGATGTCAGCAAAACTGGTGGCAATACTGGTGCCCACATTAAAAATGCCGCTGACTTTTTTGTGCAGCATTTGATCATGTATCTCACACACATCTGTCACGCACACAAAATCTCTCAAATAATTTTCACTTTTTTCAAAAATTGTCACTGTGCCTTTGGTTTTTGCTTCCAAAATAAATTTTGAAATGGGTGATGCTTGATTTTGTTTGTGTGTTTCTCCTGGACCGTACACATTAAAATATCTAAATCCTTGAATGATTGTTTTGGGATGAATCTTCAGTAATGTCTCCACTTCTCTATCAAACAAATATTTGCTCCAGGCATAGGCTGAATTGGGATTTTTAGCGGATGATTCACAAAAATTATCAGTGTTGCCATACACACTGGCTGAACTGGCATATTGAAAAGGCACACCTGCATTGATGCATTTTTTGATCAACTGCATGCTGAAATCATAATTTTGCAGCATGATTTTTTCCACATTGGTTTCCACAGTGCTGCTGATAGCGCCTAGATGTATCACTTGATCATATTTGACTGTGTCTGGAAATTTGCCAGCAACATACTCATAACCTTCCACTGTGTGTCCTTTATGCATGAAATGTTTGAATAGATTTTGACCGATGAATCCGTTGTGTCCTGTGATTAATATTTTCATGATTGTAATCTATCTATGATTTTGGTGGTGGAAAATCCTTCCACTGTGGGAAAGATAATTACCTGTGCCAACTCATTGCCCACTGTGGTGGCCACTGTGTAATCTCCACCCTTCACAATGATGTCTGGTTTGATTTGTTCTATAATTTTTTGTGGAGTATCTTCCGCAAATATTATTACTTCGTCCACCCAAGGCAACATTTCTAATTGACGTTTTCTTGTGTTGATATCATTCACTGGTCTGCCTTCACCTTTTAATCTACACACACTGGCATCATCATTGATGCCCACTATTAATTTTTTGCCTTGATTTCTAGCAAACTTTAACAGTTCCAAATGTCCTGTGTGCAGTATATCAAACACTCCGTTGGTCCATACCACTCCTTTGTTCAAATCTTGTTTGGTCACAGGCACAACGCCAAATTTTTCCACATTTCTTGCTGCTGCATAACATGCCAATTCACAAGCACGTGGCACAGTCATGCCTCGTTTGATACCATACGCTATCACTGCCAGCACAGTGTCTCCTGCTCCGGTAACATCTGCTACTTCTCTCACAGGTTCTTTCACATGTGAGTATGATCCTTGTTTGGAAACGATATGAATACCTTTGGCGCCATCAGTGATCACCAGCCATTGCCAGTTGTGTGCTTGTGCAAATTTCACAGCTGAATCCACATCAAACACACCATTCCAAGATTCATATTCTTTCATGTTGGGTTTTACTAGAAATGCTCCATCATAATAATCAGCACTTTGTTTGGGATCTACCAATACCCACTGTGTTTTTTCTAAAATATTTTTTACTGTGTGTGATTTGATAACTCCTTTGGCATAATCACTCACCAATACCATGCTTTTTTCTGTGAGAGAGAATAACAATTGTGATAAACAACTGTCCTTGGTGTATTGTTTTTCTCTATCCCAACGCAGTATGTGCTGACCTCTTTGTTCAACCAATCTTATTTTTGTTGTGGTGATCACTGCATCTTCTGCTATGGACAGAAATACATTGCTGTTTTTTAATAAATTAACCAATCCGTATCCATCTGCGTCTTTGCCCACTGCTCCATACAATTGTACATCATTGCAAATGGCAGCCACATTCACTGCCAAATTGGCAGCTCCTCCTGGAGAAACCTTTTGATTTTGTTCTAATAGAATAGGAATAGGTGCTTCAGGAGACATGCGATTAGCAGTGCCCATGATCCAACGATCCAGCATTATATCACCAATTATTTTGATCATTATAGAAATTTTAACATCTTAAAAACTGTTTCCAGTTTGATTTGATTGGTTCTATTTGTGAGAGTATTGCGTAATCCTTGATGCAAAGGTTTGGGCCATTTGCCAAACTGCACCCAAGCATAACCATCATGCTCTTGATTCAGTTGGGGTAAAAATTCTTGTTTGACCACACACAAATAAGTGTGATATAAAAAATTTTCATCATTGCTAACAAAAGTTTCCAAAGGTATGGTTTTAACAATATCTACCGGACCCACTTCCTCACTGATTTCTCTTTTGAGAGATTCCCATGGAGTTTCACTCTCAATATTAGTGCCGCCCACTAACCCCCACACATTGGATTGTTTGCTCTGTGTTCTGTGTAGAAATAAGAATCTTTTGGTTTGGAGATTATAAAACAAGGCTCCGCAGCCAATTATTTTCCTCATGCTCATGTTAATAATTATGCTATAGACTTAGGTTCCAGGTTCCTTTGCGATATTCGCCTTCAAAACTCAACAGCCAAGTGTCCCCGTTCCATTTGTACTGCACACCTGTGTTGAGATTGGTAACATATTTAAAGTCCACAGTAGAATCTTCAGAATTGGCATTAGCGCTGGCATCAAACAATATGTTCCATTGAGTGCCATTCCATTCTATTATGTCATTGGTTTGTGCCACTAGATCCGCACCACTAGTGGACTTCCAAGCATCTGCTCCATCCACTTGATTGGCTGCTCCTATGTCATTTAAAATTAATAGTCTAAGTCCGGTGACTTTGATTGATGTAGGATTAAATGTGGATGGATCCACAATATAATCCACAGTGCCTCTTGTAGTTACTCCGCTGAATAGTGTGTTGGTTGGTATAGTGTCTTGATCCCAATTTACAATCAGTTGATTTTCATTCAAACTATTCACGGCAAATGTTCCGGACACAGTATTGGATATGTCTTGTCGATCTAAAAGTATTCTGCTGATACCCGCTTGGTACACCCCAGGATGTGCATCCAACACTTTTTTCCAATTGGTTTGACCAAGTATTCCTTTGTCCACTATTTGCACTGTGCTGTTCAACACCACTATGTCATAACCTGATCCAGTAGTTAATGATACTGCATCAGCATCTTTTCTAACAGTTTTGCTCATATTGACTGTGCCATCAGCAGTGGTGTTAATATCTGCTTTGGCATTATTGGCCACACCATCTTCATAGGCTTTAAGCTCAGGCATACTGGTTCCTAAATCAATCTCTCCTGATTCTTCATTGAATATGCTGGTGACAATTTTTGTAATTACTCCTAATTTTTTTACTTTGGTTGGAGGACTTATAAAAATAGGAGTAGTAAATTGCAGTGTAGCGATGTCTATCTCGCTCTCTGTACCTGTGGGAATCGCTCTAGAACTGAAAGTTATTCCATTAAGATCTAACACAGTTAAACTGGTCCAGTCCACAAAATTATCTGTTGTCTGTAATTCTAAACTAGGATTAAATAACATTAATATCTGTTCTAAAATCTGTAATTTTTGATCTGTGTTAGTGGACCATATGTCAACATTTACTCCCAATGTGTAAGGAGTAGGCATCAATCTTTCCACTGTGTAATTTGCACCTTGTATATTCAAATATTCTTTGTTGTTGGAATCAAAAGCTCTTTCTCTCACATGCAATTTACTTACATATGAAGCATCAGCAGTACGTGTACGATCCATATCCAGTGAGGTTATATAAACTGCCATTCGTGGAGCACTGGGAATTTTGTTTTCGCTATTGTCCCTAATAATATTTGCTACTTGTCTGGTCAAATCACCATACATTACAGGTATAGTGGTCAAGTTTCCTTTGCCATCTTTGTAGGCAAAATTGCTCATTAATCTCACGATTTGAGTGATATATCTGCGTATTTGTCCGTCGTAAAAAAATTGCATGTTTAATTGTCCGCTTTGGGTTTGAGTGCTTGTGATAAACTCTGTCTTTGATCTATGGTTTCACCTGCCACTGTGGTGGTATTGGTGTTGTTGATAAATCCTGTTTTTTGTGTGTTTCTATTGCTGGTGTTGGTCAAGGTCATGCGCACTGCATCTTCCATTTTGACCCAGCGTGAACCATCATATCTAAACAATCTATTGGGCAAGAAATCTGTTCTTAAAAAATAATCACCTTTAACAGAACCTACAGGAAAGCCTATGCCATGACCGAACACTTCGCCATTAGGAGCAAATCCGTCTCCTAATAGATAACCATCATAACCATTTCTTTCTGGAGTTTGATTGATTCTATCTGCCATTTCATTGGCAGTGCTGGCATCCAATGTGTTGATATCTGTGGTGACCAGTTCTGGTTTGCCTTGGTCGTCCACCTGCAGTGTGTACAGATGTTTGGTGTTGTAGCCACTTTTGGCTGTGTCTGCTTCTGCTTGTGCCACTACTGCTTCATTGATCTGCATTTCTTTTTCATAGGTGCTGAGCACATCTCGCAGTGTGTTGGTGCTGCCTTCTTCGGCTGGCAAATCCAGTATCTCTTTGAATTCTTGACTGTCCACTATTTGTTTAAGTTTAAGTCGATAAAGATGCGGATACCAAGTGGGTGAAAACCCTTCTGCTGCTCTATTAATGTCCTGAATCACATAAAACCTTTTCAACGCAACCTGATAATCATTCAATGCGTATTGGTCTTTGAGATGAGGCAATTCTATCACATCTCCAGACATTAATTTTCTACCAATGGTTTTCACAGAACTGTTGATGTGTACTGTGAGAAATATGGTGTCATTTTGTAGAAATAATCCAAATTGACTCATGTCAAAGTCAATGTCATTCACGTTGTAGATACCTCTGATCTGATAGATGTTAGGATCGTATTTTCTATCTCTATTTTCTAAAAATAATAGGTCCTGAATGTTGGTTTCTTTCACAGCATTGTATCTTGGTTGAGTGGCTGTGGCATCTTCTTCTTCAGGATTCACAGGGCCAAGATATTTGTGTACAAACACGTCAGTACCACCCACAGTGAACATTTCTGCTATAGTCTGGTCTAAAAATGTGTAATCTTCGCCTTTTTCTGGCTTATATAAACTGATTCTTGGCATGCGTATATTTATTCATGCATCCTGCATTGATAAATATGTTATAGGATACATAATGAGCGATCTGCAAACACAACGTCAAGAAATATATGATTTCGTCAAAAACATGCTGGGCGGTGGCATGGTTGAAGTGGAATTAGACCCCAGTCATTATGAGACTGCTCTCACAAGAACCTTGGGCAGATACCGTCAAAGATCCGACAATTCAGTGGAAGAAAGTTACATATTTTTAAACACAGTATTGGATCAGAACAGTTACACACTGGCCAATGAAATAATGGAAGTGAGACAGTTGTTCAGAAGATCAGTGGGATCACGTTCTGGTGGTGGAGATGGTGGCACATTATTTGAGCCTTTTAATCTAGCATATACCAATACATATCTATTGGCCAGCACTAATTTAGGAGGCATTGCTACCTACAACATGTTTTCACAATATCAAGAATTGGTGGGCAGAATGTTTGGCAGTTTTATCGAATTTAAATGGAATCCGACCACCAAAGTATTGACACTGTTGCAGAGACCTAGAGCCAATGAAACATTACTGTTGTACGCCTACAATTACAGACCTGAAAGTCAGTTGTTGCAGGATTACAAAGCTAGAGAATGGATCAAGAGCTATACTTTGGCCAATTGCAAATACATGCTGGGCGAAGCCAGATCCAAATTCAACACTGTGGCTGGTCCACAAGGCGGAACCACACTGAATGGGGACACTTTGAAAACAGAAGCACAAGCTGAAATGGACAGATTGGATGCAGAATTGGCCACTCAGATGGCTGGCGGTGTGGGCTATCATTTTACAATAGGTTAATATTTCATTGACAATTTAATAAATTTAAAGTACAATAGTACTTTATTATGATCATCGGAATTTGCGGGTTGATAGGCAGTGGCAAAGATACCATAGCTGACTATCTGGTTACACAACACAATTTTCAAAAAATGTCTTTTGCTGACAAGCTCAAAGATGCAGTGGCCCAGATGTTTGAATGGGATAGACAGTTGCTGGATGGCAAAACAGATGAGAGTAGAGCATGGCGTGAACAGCCAGATGCATATTGGAGCAAAGAGGTTGGCAGCACAGTAACTCCTAGATTGGCTCTACAAAAGTTTGGCACAGAATGCATGCGCAATGGATTCTACGATGGCATATGGGTCAGTTTGGCCAAAAAGAAAATCATGGATAATCCTCAAATAAACTGGGTGATTCCAGATGTGCGTTTTGTGAATGAAGCTGACATGATTAAAACAGTAGGCGGCCAAGTATGGTGGGTAAAAAGAGGCACATTGCCACTGTGGTTCAAAATATATCAAGATGTGGGAGTAGAACCCAAAGACATACACGCCAGTGAATGGGCTTGGGCTAGATGTCAGTTTGATGCAGAGTTAACCAACAACAGCACTGTGCAGGATCTTAGAAATCAGGTACAAGGTCTCCTTGCACCCATTTGATGCCTTGTGCTTGCAGCACTCTTTGACAATTGGCACACACCGTTTTTAAATTGCTGAACCTACAGTTGTTGAGATTGCCATCCACATGAAACACATTAAATTGTTGTGGATGTCGGCTTTTATGTGAGCATTTATCACACTCATTCTTTTTGACATATCCTGATTGTTGCCATTTGGGCTGACCCATGGCTTTGCCTTTGTAACGCACACACAACTCGCACTGACTTCTGTAAAATACCTTGTTTGCTTTGTGATAATTCACAGCACACGGGCGTTGTTTACAGGCTTTGCACAAAGGTCTCATACCGTATTTAGCTGCCCTTTTTTAGGCCCTTTTTGCTGGGTTTAATTAGGTGTGTTTTTGAGCGTTCAGAATAAATACTTTCAAATAAGTCATAGATAGGAGAAAATAATATGGCACTAGTATCACCGGGCGTACAAGTTACAGTAATAGACGAAAGTTTTTATACACCAGCGGAACCAGGTACAGTTCCAATGATTTTCATTGCCACTAGGCAAAACAAAGCTAATGCTTCAGCCACAGGCACAGCCTTAGGAACAACTGCAGCCAATGCTGGAAAACCTTTCTTAATAACTTCTCAAAGAGATTTAAGTGAAACTTTTGGCGATGCAGTGTTTCTAACAGACACTAATAACAATCCCGTTCATGGTGGTGAATTGAATGAATATGGTTTACAAGCAGCATACTCTTATTTGGGAGTCAGCAATAGAGCGTATGTGGTTAGAGCAGACATTGACCTAGCAGAACTAGAAGCATCAGCCACAGCTCCAGAAGCTAATCCTGCTGCAGGCACATATTGGTTTGACACTGGAAACACATTGTTCGGAATATTTGAATGGAATTCAAATCCAATCACAGCCACAAATGGTCAGACATTTACAAATAAAATTCCCACAGTGATTACAGCATTAGAAGTGGATCAGCTGGTGGGAGAAACTGCAGGCAATGCTCCCAAAGGATCAACAGGAAAAATTGGTGATTATCTTATTAATGCCACTACTGCATTTAATGATTTGTACTACAAGAATTATTTAGGCACATGGGTAAAAGTTGGAAGCACTGCTTGGAAAGCCAGTCACTACACTGTGAAAGGCACTGTGCAAAATCCAGTATCTGTTTCAGGAACTTTTACAATCAATGGCACACCAATCACAGGAGTGTCCCTGAATGCTGTGGTATCGGCAATTAATTCAGCTGGTATATCAGGCGTAACAGCAGCTTCTGTTAACACTTCTTTAGCTATATTTTCAACCACATCAAATATTGTGCTGGCATCAAGTGCTGGAACCATACTGGCAGATTTAGGATTGACAGCAGGCACATATTACATACCAGCTGTGAGCACTGCTGCACACACACAGGTTCCGTTGTATAAATCCACAGATGCTAATCCAAGACCCACTGGTTCTTTATGGATCAAAATCACTGCACCAAATTTAGGCGCTAAATTCAAAGTTAAAAAATTCAACGGAGTAACCAATCTGTTTGAAGATGTATCTGCTCCTTTGTACAACTCTAACGAATCTGCCATTTATAATCTAGACAGAACAGGTGGTGGAGTCAACATAGCATTGGGTGCTTTGTATGTGAATTCCAACAACACCAGCGATGAGGTTGATTATAGGATTTTAAGAAAAGAAAATGGTGGTGCTACCATTATTAAATCCAGTGTGATTACCACTCAATTGATAGCAGGCGATTACTCATTTACCATGGCAGAATCCAAAGTCAATCAAGAATCATTAGCAGCAGCAGTGACAATCACTTTATCCGCAGCCACTTCAAATGCAATGGCTGGAGCTTCAGGCGATGCAGATAAAATTGCAGCAGCAATTAATGCAGCCGGATTTACCAACATTCAAGCAAGTGTGGACGAACTTAATCGCATAGTAATATCACACAATCTTGGTGGAGAAATTAAAATTACTGACACCGATGATTTATTAAGTTTGGCTGGATTTGTGGGTGAAACAACTACAAATTTATACAACGATGATCAAACTGATGGTTCAACTAACCCTGTGGTATTGAGAGCATCAAACTTCAAAGTATTGTCATATGTAGCAGGCACAAACAATCCAACCAGCTTGACCGCTGACGGTACACTTTGGTACAGTTCAGTGGTGGACGAAGTTGATATAATGTATCACAATGGCACCACTTGGAAAGGTTACAGAGACGCCTCAGCATTGCCAAACACTGATCCGTTGGGACCAATTGTGTCGGCCACCCAACCAACAGAGCAGAGTGATGAAACACCTTTAGTGACTGGTGATATATGGATTGATACCAGTGACATAGAAAATTATCCTAAAATTTACAGATGGAATTCAATCACAGCAATATTTACTGAAGTGGACAATTCAGATCAGACTACAGAAAATGGAATCATATTTGCTGACGCTAGATACGGCACTTCAGGCGCTTTGAGTGAAGAGCCTGCTACTATTGAAGCATTATTGACCAATAACTTTTTAGATTTTGATGCTCCAGATCCAGCATTATATCCCAAAGGCATGTTGTTATTCAACACACGCAGAAGTGGCTTTAATGTGAAGAGATTTGAAAGAAATTATGTGGATGTCAACGATGAAAACGTGCGATTTGGTGATGAATCAATGTCTGGTTATTATCCTCATAGATGGAAAACTGAATCTGCAAATCAAGTCAACGGTGCAGGCACATTTGGAAGAAAAGCACAAAGAGCAGTTGTGGTACAACAACTTCAAGCAATGTTGAATTCTAATGATGATATCAGAGATGATGCATCAAGATTATTCAATTTAATAGCTTGTCCTGGTTATCCAGAATTAATTGGTGAAATGATCACTTTAAACTATGACAGAGGTCTCACAGCTTTTGTAATAGGAGACTCACCGTTTAGATTGCAGCCTGATGCTACTTCATTGAACGAATGGGCGACCAACGTAAATTTAGCAGTGCAAGACAGCGACACAGGACTAACATCATTTGATGAATACATGGGTGTATTTTATCCATCAGGATTCACCAGTGATAATTTTGGTCGCGATATAGTAGTCCCACCAAGTCACATGATATTAAGAACTATTGCATTGAGCGATCAAGTTTCTTATCCTTGGTTTGCTCCAGCAGGTACTAGACGTGGTGGTATCACTAATGCTTCTGCAGTTGGTTACGTGAGCTCTGAAGGAGAATTTGTGAACACCGTGTTGAATGAAGGTCAAAGAGACACTTTATACTCTTCCAATGTAAACCCAATTACTGTAATTACAGGAGCGGGTCTAGTAAACTATGGTCAAAAGACCAGAGCAAGAAACGCATCAGCATTGGACAGAATTAACGTGGCACGATTGGTGATATACTTAAGAAGTCAATTGAATAAATTGGCTAAACCCTATGTATTTGAACCCAATGACAAGATCACGAGAGATGAAATCAAACAACAAACAGAAAGTTTATTGCTAGAGTTAGTGGGCACTAGAGCACTGTATGACTACTTGGTCGTGTGTGACGAAAGCAACAACACTCCAGCCAGAATAGATCGTAATGAATTGTACTTGGACATAGCAATTGAACCAGTAAAAGCAGTTGAGTTCATTTACATACCGTTACGTTTGAAAAACACAGGAGAAATATCGGGTTTATAATAAAGTTATAAATACTAGCAATAGGAGAAACAATGAGTATATCTACATTATCTAAATTGACAGTTCCATTGGCCAGCAACGCAAGTGCAGCAGGTCAAGGTTTGTTGATGCCAAAACTACAGTATCGTTTCAGAGTATCTTTGGAAAACTTTGGAGTGTCAACTCCCACCACAGAATTAACCAAACAGGTGATGGACGTGACCAGACCCAATTTATCTTTTGAAAAAATCACTTTGGATGTGTACAACTCAAAAGTTTACTTGGCTGGCAAACACACTTGGGAACCAATCACATTAAATTTAAGAGAAGATGTCAACAACAACGTGCAAAAATTAGTGGGTGAACAGTTACAGAAACAATTTGATTTCTTTGAACAGTCAGCTGCTGCTTCAGGATCTGATTATAAATTTTTAACAAGGATTGAAATATTGGATGGTGGCAATGGTGCATTGACTCCAGGAATATTAGAAACTTTTGAATTATATGGTTGCTATCTTGAAAGCGCCAATTACAACTCTTTAGCTTATCAAGAAAACACACCTGTTAGTGTAACTCTAGCTATAGCCTATGACAATGCCATCCAAACACCTAAAAACACAGGCATTGGCACAGAAGTAGGCAGAACAATCAACACATTAGCCACAGGCGGTGGACAATAATTTATTAATAAATTGATTCAAAAAGGGGTCTAAATGGCCCCTTTTTTAGTTTACGCAGCATAGATTTTTCACATATAAATACTTGTATGGCCAGTTTAATCAAAGGATTTTTAGACTCAGTATTCAAAGGAACACTCAATCCCAAAGGTAATCTAGCAGACTATCAACATGCAGCTAGGATGTTTGTGGATGACAGTTTTCGACTGGCTCCAAAACAAAAATTTTTATACCACGTTTCATTTAATATCAATGACAAAGCAGTGGCATCCTTGCCTAACTTTAATGCCACAGTCACTGAAGAATTAAACATGCTGGTAAAATCCGTTGATCTTCCCAAGTATTCAATTCAAACCACTACCAAACAACAATATAATAAAAAAAGAAAATTGCAAACAAGAATTGATTACGATCCAATTACCATTGTATTTCACGACGACAATTATGGCATAACCACAGCCTTGTGGCAATTGTATTATCAATATTATTTTAGAGATGGTACTTACAGAACCAAAGATGGTTCAGGTAATGTATCCAGCACCGTGCCTAGACAATACAGCCGAGGTAATTTTTACAACGATGAAGAATTTAACAAATATAGATATGGTTTAGACAACGATTCTGCTCTTCCTTTTTTCAATTCCATACAAATATTTCAAATGGCAAGAAAAAGATACACATGCTACACTTTAGTAAATCCATTAATTACTGCATGGCAAGGCGATACATTAGCCTATGGTAATAACGATACGGCAGCCAATCAAATGACCATAGAATATGAAACTGTGTTCATGAGTAGAGGACCAGTGCAAGCTGGCATTGCTCCAAAAGGATTTGGTGGCAGACACTATGATAGATCACCCAGTCCACTTTCATTGGCTGGTGGAGGTACTACCAGTGTGTTTGGAACCGGAGGAGTATTGAGTGATTTATTTGGTTTTAAAGGTAGCAATAGTCCTTTTAGTGACATAGAAGGAGCTAATAAATCGGGTGGAGGATCTTTGTTAAAAAGAGCTATTCAGACCGCTAATAGATTTAGAAATTTAAAAAATTTAAATAAAGAAGGATTAAGACAAGAAGGATTACAAATCTTGAGAGGTGGTTTAGAATCAGTCAGTAGGGGAGGAGTTAGTGGACTGGTTAATACTGTATTTCCAAAAACTAACACAGGCACTAACAATGTTACTGCAGCACAATTGAAAAAAGGTTTATAAAATGGCAATAGATCCTAGACAATTAGAAAACATCACAGTACCTAATGAAGAAACAGATTTATATCAAATAAACGATGATAATCAAAATATCACCAATCAATCTGTTGATTCACCAGCGGCAGCATTAACTTTTAAAAATAATATTGCGCCAAAAAAAAATAATGACAGTGCTGAACCAGTAAAGAATTTTTTTGATAGATATTTTGTTGAGCCAATTAGTTTGCCAGCAGGCGATGTTGATGCAGTAATTGGATTCTTTGAAAAAAGAAAATTTGATAAAGCTGCTGCAGTGAGTGTTGCCACAATTTTATTACAACAGGCAAAATTAGATAATGTAGATGTTTTTAAATT